TTTTAACACCTGTAAAATTTGGGTGTTCTGTAGAAGTTCCTGCATTTTGAAAATCACCAATAGATGTAATGTTAGTCGTAATGATTGCTTCATTAGATGAGAAGTTGCCAAGTTTATCTACTGCTTTGATAAGATAACTTCCTGTTCTAGCAGGAACTGTGATTGATGTTGCAGGTCTTGATACTCTTGAAACTAAAGTAAAACTATTCTGCCATTCTGGATTGACTGTTTCAGTAGTGAAATTGATAACATAATAATTCAAATCAGCATCTGGAATACTTTCCCAAGATAAATGTGCATCACTACCTACAATATTAATTGCAAAATCTTGAACATCTGAAGGTGGTTCAATCTCACCCACAATATCTCTAGTGGCAGTGACTGATGTACTTTCAACGCCAAGCGAATTTATTGCTTTTACTCTGACTGTATAATTATCACCAGATATAACATTCAAGACTCTATGAAATAAATCTACTGTACCTCTACTATGAACAATAAAATTACTATCATCAGTTCTTTTATATTCTACTTGATATTCTCTAACAAATTGGTCTGGTGATGCACCAATCGTTATATTCATAGCAACAATACATGTTCCGTCATTGTATAGGATAAGTTCATCATCAAGGGTTATTGAAGAAGGTGGTTGAACTGTAAAAGGATTAGGTAAATTAGTGTCTGGAATAATAGCTACTTGGTTTTTTTCTGTAAAGGTGTACCAACTATTTTGATGCTCAATTAAATTTAATAATACTGTGAAATCTGGATTAATTGCCATTCCTACGATTCTAAATGGTTTAGAACTAAATCCGACTAAATCATAATCTAAAGCAACAATATCACCGATTGCTAAATCTAATGCTTCATAATTAGCAGTACATTGAACAGTTAAATTATTTCTACTTCTTTCTAAAATAATTTCACCAAATTCTAATGCTTGGTAAGGATTAGTAATGGTTGTTAAAGTAATATTTCCTTCTTGTAAAAATCCATCATCAGCAGTTTTTAAAGTTTGATGTTCTGCATCTGTTTCTGGATAGGTGATAGTATTATTTTGATAATCGTGGTCTGGTGAAACATAATCTACTAATACCCTATTATATTTTTCATTCTTCTTTTCCGAACTTATTTTTAAACCACCGATAATATTATTTTCATTTAAGGTGACTGAAGCAGTTCCTGTTGTTTCAATTATTAATTTATATTTACCTTGTGTATAAGGCAAAAATCCTCTCATACCTTGTATAAGAACTTTTACATTTTCTATTAATTTTTTAGATGTATCAATGTAAGCATTACAATCAAAAAGATTGATTGTTGATGCACCAGAATAAGGTGTCACTTGTGTTTCTGCTATTTGACTAGAATCATAAAAACTTTGTAAATCAATATTAGCTACGTCAATTCCTTTTCCATATCTAGTATTGGTTAAATAATCTAATAAACACCAAGCAGGATTTGATGAATGAGCAGGGGATTGAGCAACAAGACTAGCATTATAACTAATTACTTTTTTACCTTCTACTAATGCTTGAATTTTTGGAATACCAATATATTTATCTGCGTCCCAAGTTATTCTAAATGCGATATAACATAATCCAGATAATTTATGATTTGCAGTCCAATTATCTAATGTAATTAATAAAGAAGATGCTGACTGTCCGTCAGTACCATAAAAAGTTTGCATTTGGATAGTGCTACCAAAACGACTGTCGTCTGAGGTGACTGTTCCACCATCACTAAATCCGCTATTAAAAGTGACTTCATCATCATCAACATAAATTTTTGTAATGGCATTGATTTCACCCTCGCTCAATACTATTGCCCCATACAAATATTGATTGTCATTTCCAGAAACTTCTAAAAAAACACGCACTCCTCCAACTTTTCTTGTTCCATAAATTACAGGGATATGAGCATTATTAGATTGTTTATTTATTAAAGCACCTTGTGCTTGTTGGTCACCTCTATCAAAATCTGGAATATCTGGAACTAAAGGTGAAACTAACCAACCTATAAAATCTTCTACTACACCACCAATTACATTAACAATATTTGTAATGCCGTCTATAATTCCCTTGAATGGATTAAACCCCATTATTTCCTACCCCATAAAATATCTTTCATAGTTAATGACGCAAATTCCATTCCTTCATCTGTTGAAAAATAGACTTGTTGGCTACCTGTATTTGTTTTACGACCTGCTACTCTACTAAAATCTGCAAAATGAGAAGTACAATTTAATCCCAATGCTCCATTTTTAGTATCAATGCCAAAACTTTCTATATAACCTTTATTATAATTAAATGTATCAATAATAGTGTCTGTGTTATCTAAGAAAGCAATATCAATATTAACTTCATCATTAGAAACATTATTATTTAAAACAATAGATGTATAAGCACTATCTACAGCTGATAATCTAATAGAAAAACTAGATACATTTATTTGGGAACTTTCTGAATTATTAGTTATCTGTAATAGATGAGAACTAGCAGTATAAGTATTACCATTATGAGATAAATCTTTGTAATGATTGGTTAGTCTAACAGGCGTAGGAAATAATATTTCAAGTAAGATAACAGGATTAATAGATTGATTTGCTAGTTCATTCTTTAAGGCAGTGGATAGTCCTCTAGCCATTACAACGCCTCTATGAAATCTACTTCAAATCTATATAAATCTAAATCCCCTGTATTAAATTGCTGAACATCATTAGTTAATCTAACTGTAAATTGTACTCCGTCATAAGTAACACTTTCTGTATTTGTTAATGCACTTCTTAATGGTGGTTCTATTGTAATGGTAGCATCATTAGAACTATCGCCTGTTGCATCTTCTACAACCATATAAACCTTTGAATGTCCACCAAACTTTATAAAATCCCCTGCCTTTAGTGTGCCTATTATTCCTGTTATATCAATGGTGGTATCACCTGCTGAATGGCTACCACTAACTGTCACTGTTCCAGACACATCACCTTTGGCATTCTTTAAATCTGGTAGTGCAATTTGAAATGTTTCTTTTTGACTGCGTTGTTTCATTATGAACGCATAGACTGGTGCAAATTCACTTCTATTCATTGGAGGATATGATGCTGAAAATTTAAATCTTTGTCCATCTATCTGAACTGCAAACATCTTTCCACTATCAGTAGTAGATGTAATAGTTGCTTGTTCAGAACTAAATCCGATAGATGCAAATTCTGGTGTTGTTGGATATGTACCTGCCATTAAACTAACGCCTCTTTTCCTTGACTGTTAAGTGCATCATTTATCACGTTTACAATAACACTTCTACGTTTAACTAATAAATCATCAAATCCTTGAGTATCGTTTGCATTGATAGTTATGTTTACATTAGTTGCACGACCTAAATTTTTATTTGCAACAATAGTTCCAGATTGGTCTGGAATAAACATTTCTGCACCTTGTTCACCAACCATATATGTTGAACCTGCTTGAACACGCCCACCTAATGCTCGGCCAGAATATTGCTGAGATGCTATTGTTCCAATTTGTACCGCACCTAATCCACCAATAATTCCTGCAAAAATTGGCCCTAAAGGATATCCCCACTTAAGAGCAGATGCCATACCTTGAGATGTGCTGATAATCGCATCTCTAATAGCAAGTGCTTTATTAATAGCGAATGCTAATTTATTTCTTTTTGCTAATTCGTCTAATAATTCTCTACCGCCTTCTTTGACTAATTTGACTTTATTTTCCTCAGACATTTTGTCTAAATCTTCAAATTGAAAATTTCTATTTTTTATCTCAGAAAGATTCTTATCATAATACTGTTGTTGAATTTTCATTCTTTCTTCTGCTAATTTTCTATCTAACTCTTTTAATTCTTCACCGTGTCTAAGTTCGGCACTTAATTCAAATCCGTGCAAATCTTGTAGCATTTGTTTGTATTTTTCGTGTTCTTCTGCGGTTATTCCATTTTTGTCTTGTTCTTTTAATTTAATTATCTCTTGAATATGCTCTGCTTGTTGATTTATTAATTGTAGTTCTTCGTCTTGTTGCATTTTTAACAATTCAACTTCATCAAGTCCGAATTTTTTATTTGTTTCAAAAATTGTTTGTAATCCAGATTCATTTGCTTTGATTAATTTTTCTAATTCTTTTATTTCTTTTGAATAATCAAATAAATCTTCTTTTTCTGGTGTTGTAAGACCACCTTCTTCTTGTTGTTTTTGTAAATTTGCTAACTGATTTGTTAGTTCAATTGTTTTCTTAGTATATTCATCTATTGCATTAATTTGTGCTTGTGTTTTTTCTAATTCAATTTCTCTTCCACCGAATTGAATTTTACTAAATTCTAACTGTGCTAAATTTCTCTCTCTGATTGCTAAAGTTTCCTCTAAAACAGCAATCGCATTATTATTTGATTGGGTTGCTAATTCTTTTGCGTTTTGGATTGCTTCGTTTGTTGCAGTTCCATCAGCTAAAACTTTTTGATATTCTTCATAAGCGGTTCTTGCACCATCAATAGATTCATTAACTGCATTCTGTTCACTAAAGAACATATTAAGAAGAGAAGTTAAAGAATCTAAAACTGTAGAAACACCAATCAAAGCATTTGATAATGCTGTTGAAGCACCAGACGCATTAAATAAAGTTCCAACAAAATTTAATAAACTATTTCCTGCTACTGTTGATGCTTGTCCTATTGTGGGTGATAATTTACCAAAATCTTCACTTAATTGTTGTGTTGCACCACCTATTGCTTTTGCTAATACATCTGCGGTTAATAAACCATCAGATGCCATTTTCTTTAATTCACCTCTTGTTCTGCCTGTTGATTCTGCAAGTAAATCTAAAATGACAGGTATATTTTCTGATATACTTCTAAATTCATCACCTTGCAATCTTCCAGATGCAAATGCTTGTGATAGCTGTAATATACCTGCTGATGCTTGAATACTATCAGCACCAGAAATCGCAATTGCTTTATTGACGTTTTCTGTAATCTCTAATAATTGTTGTTGATTAAGACCTAAATCTCTACTGTTTAATGCTAATTTTTGGTAAAGAGTAACTGTTTCGGCAAATGCACCTCTTGTTTTTTGGGCAATATTAAATAATTGATTTTGAACACCAATCAATTCACCTGTACTGCTAGTAACTAATTTTAATCTATTTTGTATTTGTTGAAATGAGTTAGCTAAATCTAATGCTTGTTTTACAACAACAGAACCTGCAACTGCCAAAAAAGCATTTTTTAAACTAAATAATGATTTTTGAGTATTTTTTACTTTGTTGTTTACACTATCAAAACCACGTTTAGTTTGGTCTTGAAGGATAAATTTTATAAGTAATTGTCTATCGTCTGCCATTCTTCATTCTCGCCTTTTGAATTGCTTGTTGCTCTATTTCTATCTTATTTTCAAAATATGCCAACCACAAATTAAATTCCTCCACAGGCATTTGCATAATTTCACCTATGGTCTTATGTAGTTTTTCGGCTAGAAAGAAATACGACGACGCTTCTGGATTATTTTTTAATTTTTTTTTAAGTCTGAAACAGAAGATGTGACACCAAGAATTTGGTTTGCGACTTTTGATATAATATCTGGGTCAACAAACTTTTTCATTTTGACTTTACTTTCTAAGTCAAACATTCTTTCACCATCTTTGGTTTCTGCTTTCTTAACAATAATATCAATAAGCACGAAGAGGTCTTTTAAATCACCACTTCCAAATATTTCATTTTTTTCTAGTAGCGTAAAAGGTTTGACATAAATGGCATCTTCGCCTGTCAATCCCCACTCCTCAACTTCTATAATTTTAATCTCTTGATGCTTAAAGTGATTTATAGCACCTTCAAGAAAATCCTTTTTTGGCATTTATAAATTATACAGTTGTAGTGCTTACGCCACCAGAAAATTGTACGTTGATAGTTCTTGAAATAACACCATCAAGTGAAACGTTTTGAGATACACCAGTTACAATTGCTGTTCCTGTGTAATATGTATCACCACTATCTGCACCTTCTGGATATAAGTTTAAAGTTACTTCAGCACCAACTGTTAATGCACCTTGACCTGTGCTATCTGTTTCGTCCCAGTGGCACTCAATAGTACCAGTAGCATCGTTTCTTAATGCTTTATAGGATTTAGATGTATCAGTTAGTGAAGTATCTTCAACTGTGTCATTTGTTTCATCAATAGTAAAACCAGTAACTTCAGCTACTGCGTTTGCACCTACTTTGACTACTCCGCTTGTTCCGACGTGTGTTGCCATTCTTCATACTCCTTTGTTTGTTCTTGTTCTTCTACTATTACCTCTTTTTTCTTTGAAGTTCTAGTAGATTTTGTTTCTATTGAAAGTTTATATCCTTTCGCTAAAAATTTGTCTAGTTCATTATCCCAAACAGTTATGCTTCCTAAACTATTTGGCATAAATAATGTTACTCGTTTAGCCATTATGCAGTACCTCTAGTAAATTCATAAAATATTCTTACAGTAATTACGCACTCACCGAAAGGATAAAATCTACCTGCATCAGTGTCTATATTTATAATTTTTGTTTCTTTGGCATATCCGCCTCTAGTTCTGTCTGTATCAAGTGTTTCTTCTACTACCTCAATTAATTGATTGCGTAATGTGTCAATATTAGCATCTGAACCTTTTACATAACCAACAAGAACATAATCTATCGTCCCACTACGTTTACCTGCTGAATAATCACCTAGTGCAAAATCTTCTCTGGTTTCATCTGCTGTTTGAATATAAATACTTGGAAATTGAGTATCAGCTATTTCTTCTGGGTCAAATGGCATACGACTAACCTTTTTAAATGTTATAGGACTAGAAATGCCTTCTAAAGTCGTTTTTAAATTACTAGCTATGTTTTCTCTTATGCTCATTTTATGTTTAATTTAATATTTTTAAAATACTCTTTAGCAAATAAATTTGACATTACATCTTTTTCTTTATCAGACAATCTAAAAAATGGTCTTTTAACTTTCTTTTTACCTACACCTGCAACATCGTGATAATATGCTTTTCTATTTTGGAAACCTTGTGAAAAAAACAAATTAGCAGATTTATTTGCAAGTCGGTAAGTTAAAGAACTAAACATTTGTCCTGTATCTGTTAAATCCACGTGTCCACTTTCTTTAATCTTTGCTCTTGTATATTTTTTAGAATAAGGAATGAATGGATTGCCTCTAAAATCTTTTCCTTTGTTTTGTGTTCTGTCTTTTATCCTAGCTATTTCTGCATTAGCAATATATGCCAATGTTCTTCTTTTAACGCCATCATCAGATAGTTTTCTTTTAATGTCGTTTATAACTTGGTCAAAGTTATCAACAATCTTGGTCATCTAACCAAGCGTAATTTATGGATAGGTTCTTTTTCATCAACAGTAATTGTACTGTTGTTATCTTCATCATATTCAATTCCATCACGAAGTATGGCATTAAATTCTTCTGCATATCTTTGTCTGTAATGGGTCATTTGTACTTGGAATGCGTCAGCACCATCACCGCCTTGTGGGTCTTTCCATTTAGTTAAGATTGGAAATATATAGTCTGATAATGCTTTAAATAAAACTGCTCTTTTAAATTGAGAGGGTGTCAATTTAGTTTCGTCCA